CATTGTCACAGCTCAGAGGTTCTGCAAGCATTGCACAGCTCTCAGACATGGTGATAGGACTAGAGCGCAACGGACAGGCTGATGACCCTATAGAGAGGAACACAACGCACGTCAGAGTGCTCAAGAACCGCTTTTGTGGTACTACAGGCAGAGCTGGTGGGTTGCTATTCGATCAGAAGACAGGTAGAATGAACGAAATTAGAGAGGAAGCCCTATAATGAGATGTCTAGCGTGTAATAAGAACCTAACGGATTTTGAATCAACTCGTAGATCAGCACAGAATGGTGATTACTTGGATTTATGCAATGATTGCGCCTTTTACACTGCTGAAGATGTTGATACTATTGACAGAGAAGACCTTAAAAGCGAAGCAGACTGTATTCTGGAGGCAGACAATGAGCAAGATGAGTAACTGGGTACTGGAGAGGCAAGAGGCCAAGCAAGAAGCTAAGCAGGGCAATCCTTTTGACAGGTACAGCAACAAGAAGACTACGGCAGGGCAGTATTATGATTACATTGGACATAGAAACGAATCTAAGCCACGACACCATCTGGGTAGTAGTGACTCAGGACGTGGAAACAGGTAATCTGATGACTCACACCGCTCCCGACACACTAGAACCTGTATTACGTGACTCAAAAGCCGTTATTGGTCACAATATCATAGGTTTTGACGCTCCAGTGCTGGAGAAAGTGTGGAATTTAGTGATACCTGCTAACAAACTCAAGGATACGCTGGCAATGAGTAGGCTCTGGAACCCTTCATTGGAAGGTGGACACAGTTTAGATGCTTGGGGCAAGCGTTTTGGGGATCATAAGATAGAATTTAGTGATTATGACGGTGGTTTAACACCTGAGATGATAGATTACTGCAAGCAGGACGTAGTATTGACCACTAGACTCTACAAACACCTTACAACAACACTAGAGCAGGAGGGATTTAGCCAGCAATGCGTAGATTTAGAAGAGAAGGTGTACATCATTACGGCACAGCAGGAGCGGAACGGCTTTATGCTAGACGTAGAGCAGGCAACTATGTTATGGCAGAGCGTGACGCACCGAATGAGACAGATAACGGAGATGCTACAGGAAGTATTCCCGCCAATAGTGGAGGAGAGGTGGTCAGAAAAGACGGGGAAGCGCCTGAAGGACAAAGTAACTGAGTTCAATGTTGGATCACGCAAGCAAATTGCAGAGAGATTGCAGAGTGTTGGCGTTAAGTTCAAGAAGAAGACAGACAAAGGCGCTATTATCGTTAATGAGAAGGTGTTAGAAGGCATTGACATCCACGAAGCCAAGGTCATACACGAATACCTGATGTTGCAGAAGAGAGCAGCACAGATAGACTCTTGGTTGTCCTTTGAGAAGGAAGGTAGGGTTCACGGCAGGGTTATCACTAACGGAGCTGTGACAGGCCGTATGACGCACCACAGCCCTAACATGGCGCAGGTTCCGTCAGTGACAGCACCGTATGGCAAAGAGTGTAGGTCTTTCTGGTGTGTACCAGAGAATCACAAGCTAGTCGGTATAGACGCTAGTGGTTTAGAGTTAAGAATGCTGGCGCACTACATGCAAGACCCAGCGTACACTGAGCAGATTCTTAGTGGTGATATCCACACTTACAACATGAAAGCTGCTGGTCTCACTAACAGAAACCAGTCGAAGACTTTTATCTACGCTTTTCTTTATGGCGCTGGAGCGGCTAAGATAGGTCAGATTGTAGGCGGTGGCTATAAAGAAGGTGAAGTATTGATAGAATCTTTCCTACGCAACACTCCCGCACTAGACAAGCTCAGGAAGCGTGTAGCTTACTTCTCAGAAGGCGGCACATTGCCAGCACTAGACGGCAGACGCTTGCGAGTCAGGAGCGAACACGCAGCTTTAAACACTCTCTTGCAAGGCGCAGGAGCTATTGTAATGAAGCAAGCGTTGGTCTTACTGGCAGAGTCGCTAGAGAAATACAAGATACCTTACAAGCTAGTAGCGAACGTACACGATGAATTTCAAATAGAAGTACCAGAAAACTTTGCGGTAACAGTAGGCAAAGCAGCAGTAAGAGCCATTAGGAACGCTGGAGAAGTACTAGAGATGCGCTGCCCTCTTGATGGTGAATACAAGATAGGTAACAACTGGGCAGAAACACATTGATGTGTAGTAATAAGTGTGATATAATATAGGCTGATCAATTGTGATCAAAACAATAGTAAATTACTTAAAGGTGATATAATGAGTGAAGCAAAACCAGTAACAATCAAGTGCGGCATTATGTGGGCAAATCTTCAAGAGAAGAATAAGATGTCTGGTAAGTATCAAGTAGACCTAACAGAGCTGTCTGCTGATGGAAAAGAAGCACTAGAGATGATGGGCTTGTCTGTACGCAGCAAGGAAGGCCACAACGACTTCGTAACCGCTAAGTCTGTAAACCCCATCCGCATCTACGACACTGACGGTAACGAGATCAGAGGCAAGCTACTAGCCAATGGCTCTAAGGCAACCGCTGTCCTAGGCTATTACGACTGGACAAACCCTTCTGGCAAGGCAGGTCGAAGCCCTAGCATTATGAAGCTAGTAATCACTGACTTCATTGAGTACATGGGCAACACTGATGCTGTAGACGTTTCTCTGGAAGAAGCCTTGTGATTTTAATAGATGCAGACATCTTGGTCTACCGTGTAGGTTGGTCTTGTAATGACGCTAGTGAGAAGCAAGCTATCCTAAAGATAGACGACTACGTTGTTAGTCTCATAGAGAACCCTAAGTACCCAGCTACTGAGGAACTACGAGATTATGCTCTGTATCTAACTGGCAAGGGCAACTTCAGAAATGAGTACGCTGTCACTGCTGATTATAAGGCTAACCGTAAAGGTAAGGAGAAACCAAAGCATATTCAGGCTTTAAGAAATCACCTTATCGAGAAGTGGGACGCTATAGTTACTGAGGGAGAAGAGGCAGACGATGCCATAGCTATAGCGGCCACAACTCACGGAGACGCAGCCATCATGGTCACCTTGGACAAAGACTTCGACCAGATAGCAGGGTGGCACTTTAACTTTGTCAAGAATGATAAGTACTACGTTACGCCAGAGGAAGGCATGTTGTTCTTCTATCGTCAAATACTAATGGGTGACCGCGTTGATAACATAATAGGTATCCACGGCATAGGCGAGAAGAAGTCAGCAAAGCTGTTAGAAGACTGCAAGACAGAGCAGGAGTACTACGACAAATGTGTAGAGATGTATGACGGAGACGCAGACAGAGTGCTAGAGAACGGCAGGCTGTTGTGGCTTAGACGTTATGAAGGTGAGATATGGAGCTTTAAAGGTGAGGAATAATGGACGTTGGACAGAAGCACGTTTCCGTTCTTTTATAATATCAGCATTGCGAGGCGCTCACGGTAAATGGGGCGTTAAGCATGATGTTAAGAAGTCAGCGTGGGTAAGTAGAGGTGTCTACAGGTGTGAAGCTTGTAAGAAAGAAGGCTCCTCTACTCTACCACCGTTAGAAGGACGCAAGCGCAAACGTAACAACGCAGCAGTAGATCATATTGATCCAGTGGTAGAACCAGAAGTAGGCTTCGTAGATTGGAACACCTACATTAATAGAATGTTCCTAGAAGCGTCAGGCTACCAAGTGCTGTGTTATAAATGTCATGCTGGAAAGACAGCAGAAGAACGCAAGCGGAGAAAGAGATGAGAGATTTAACTGTAGATTTATTGAAGGAAACTTTTGAGTATAATAAAGAAACTGGAGACTTGATTTGGAAAATAAGAAAGCAAAAAGTAGTTAAAGGAGCTATTGCAGGATCAATCGTACCAGAGGGTTATAGAGTAATACAATTGAATGCAAAATTTTATAAAGCACACAGGCTTGTTTACTTAATGCATAAAGGCTATTTGCCTAAAACACTAGATCATATCAACGGAGACCGCGCCGACAACCGCATTGAAAATTTAAGAGCTGTATCAGCAGGACAGAATCAGCACAACAGAAAACTCAACAGTAATAACACAAGCGGATATAAAGGCGTAGCGTGGGATAAGGAAAATAAAAACTGGACTACCTATATTAATTTAGAAGGTAGGCGTATATTTTTAGGTTACTATAGCACACCAGAAGAAGCTGACAAAGTTGTACGTAAAGCCAGAGAAGAGCTACACGGTGCTTACGCCAATCACGGAGACAAGTAATGAAACATTTAGTTATACCAGACACACAGGTTAAACCTAATAATCCTACTAATCATCTGAGATGGGCTGGTCAGTACGCAGCAGACAAGAAGCCAGAGGTTATTGTTTTCATAGGAGACCATTGGGACATGAGCAGCCTGAGCAGCTTTGATGTTGGCTGTAAGAGCTACGAAGGCAGACGCTACGTTAACGACATTAACGCTGGCATAGACGCTATGCGTAAGTTCTTAGAGCCTATACACAGTGAGCAGGAAAGACTCAAGCGTAACAAATGGAAGCAGTGGAATCCTAGACTGGTGTTTACTCTTGGTAATCACGAGAACCGCATAACAAGAGCCATTGAGTCAGACCCTAAGCTAGACGGTCTCATAGGCTTTAAAGACTTTATGCTAGAGGAGATGGGCTTTGAAGTTGTACCGTTTTTGGAACCTGTTGTCATTGATGACATCGCCTACTGCCACTACTTTACTTCAGGTGTTATGGGCAGGCCAGTTAGTTCTGCTAAGTTAATGTTGCAGAAGAAGTATATGAGCTGTATTATGGGGCATGTTCAAGACCGCGACATAGCTTATGCGCGTAAGGCAGACGGAACTAACCTACTGGGACTGTTCTCAGGCATCTTCTACCAGCACGACGAAGACTACCTAACACCTCAGACCAACGGTAGCTGGTCAGGCATTTGGATGCTTAACGAAGTTGCTAATGGTGGTTGCGACGAGCTGCCAGTTAGTATAAACTACTTGAGAGATAAGTACGGAGACTAAGATGGCTCTCACTTACTACGATTTACTAGAGAAGCTCAAGCTATTAGACGAACTAACAATCATAGAGATATTAGACATTACCTCAGAAGAGTTAGTAGATGCTTTTAGCGAGAAGGCTAACGACAGACTAGAACAATTACAAGAGGAATTTAGACATGAGCATCAATGACGCATCAAGATTTGATTGGGATAGAGTAACCAACAAGACAGGACTAGAGCCTTGGGCTACGTTAGCTGAAGAAGAAGACATGGTAGGCGCACCAAGTCATTACAACACAGGCAGCATAGAGTGTATTGAAGCTATTGAAGAGTCTATGTCTAGTGTTGCATTCAAGGGCTACCTCAAAGGCAACTGCATGAAGTACCTGTGGCGCTATGACTACAAAGGCAAGCAGGTAGAGGACTTACAGAAGGCTGGTTGGTACTTACGTAGATTAACAGATATGGTAACAGAGGAAAATAGCTAATGGATCAGTATCAACAGTTTATACACAAGAGCAGATACGCACGATGGATACCTGAGCTAAACAGGCGTGAGACGTGGGCAGAGACAGTGCAGCGTTACGTTGGCTTCTGGGAAGATCGTGGACAGATAGATGACAAGGTGTCTAAGAAGCTCTATAAGGCTATACATGACATGGACGTTATGCCTTCTATGCGCTGCATGATGACAGCAGGAGTAGCGTTAGACAAGGACAACGTAGCAGGATTCAACTGTAGCTACCTAGCCATTGACTCACCGCGTAGCTTTGACGAGCTAATGTATGTCCTGATGTGTGGTACAGGTGTAGGCTTCAGTGTTGAGCGTAACTTTATCACTAAGCTTCCAGTAGTGGCTGAGACCTTCCACAAGACAGACAGCGTCATTGTAGTGTCTGACAGCAAGATTGGCTGGGCTTCTGCGTTCCGTGAGCTTATTGCTATGCTGTTTGCAGGTAAGATACCTCAGTATGACGTTAGCAAGGTAAGAGGCGCAGGAGAGCGTTTAAAGACCTTTGGTGGTCGTGCGTCAGGTCCAGAGCCTTTAGAAGACCTGTTCCACTTCTGCATTGCTGTGTTCCAGAAAGCAGCAGGACGTAAGCTCAACAGCCTAGAGTGTCACGACATTGTGTGTAAGATTGCAGACATTGTTGTTGTAGGCGGTGTTAGACGTTCAGCACTCATCAGCCTCTCTAACCTATCAGACCCACGAATGGCTAAAGCTAAGAATGGTAACTGGTGGGAGAACGAAGGGCAGCGTAGACTTGCTAACAACTCTGTGGCGTACACTGAGAAGCCAGACTTTGAGGCTTTCTTAGGCGAGATGCAGAACATGTACGAGTCTAAGGCAGGTGAGCGTGGTATCTTCAGTCGTGTAGCAGCACAGAAGATAGCAGCACGTAACGGACGTAGAGACCCTGATCAGGACTTTGGTACTAACCCTTGCTCTGAGATCATCTTACGCAGTAATCAGTTCTGTAACCTGTCAGAGATCGTTGTACGCGCAGACGATACGCTAAAGACGCTAAAGGCTAAGGCTGAGATTGCTTCTATCATTGGTACGCTGCAAGCAACGCTAACAGACTTTAGATACCTGCGTAGTGCTTGGAAGAGAAACACTGAGGAAGAGGCTCTGCTGGGCGTTAGCATGACAGGTATTATGGACCACTACCTATTGAGCAAAGGCGAGTCAAAGGACTTGAGCAAGTGGCTAGAGGAAGTTAGAGATGTATGCGTGGACACTAACAAGGAATGGGCTGCGAAACTTGGCATTAACCAGTCTGCGGCTATTACATGCGTTAAGCCTAGCGGTACTGTATCTCAGCTTGTCGATAGTGCTTCTGGCATCCATCCTCGCTTCTCTAAGCATTACATTCGCAGAGTTCGTAGCGATAAGAAAGACCCGCTTGCAGAGTTTATGTCAAACAGAGGATTCCCTGTAGAGCAAGACCTGATGAGTCCTTCGTCTGCTGTCTTTAGCTTCCCTATTAAAGCTCCTGACACAAGCGTCACAGTGTCTCAGGTGGGTGCTATGCAGCAGCTAGAACTTTGGAAAGCATATCAGAACCACTGGTGCGAACACAAACCAAGCATCACTGTTTATTATACTGATAGCGAGTTCTTGCAGATAGCTCAGTGGATATGGGATAACTTTGAACTGTGTAGTGGTATTAGTCTGTTGCCATTTAGTGATCATGTATATCAACAAGCTCCGTATGAGGACATTACTGCTGAGAAGTACGATGAGTTGGTAGCAGCTATGCCGAAAGGTGTGGATTGGATAGAGTTAGAACAGTATGAACAGGAGGATAATACGACAGGGAGTCAGGAGTTAGCGTGTGTAGGTGGAGCGTGTGAGATAGTGTAAAACCTAGAGGTACTAAAAAGCCCTGTGTAGTTATCTACGCAGGGCTTTTTTGTTTACTGTGCTTGTGGTTCTGCTTCTTGAAACCCTAGTTTTTCTTCAGCAGCGTCAGAAATACTAACTACTCTACTTAAATAATTACTTAACGCAGTTAAAGTAGCCTCTGGTGTTTTGCCTTTTAGTTTAGCGATGTCATACTGCCATTCAGGATTCGTTATTAAATTTATTACGCCTCTGTCGTTAGCAAAATAACCCTTAACTCTTGAATACACGGTTGACGATATTGTATTATTAGGATCACTGTCTCCTATTTTCTTAGAAAGATTAGCATCACTCAATATGTGAGAAAGAACAGTAGCTAAATCATTTACTTTCTTCTGTGCGCCTTTGTCTGTAGATAACTGCTGAAGAAGTGCCACACGCGCCTTTTTATCTTTTAGCAAAGTATTATAAAAGTTTTTTATATTAACTCCTTGAGGGGCTGTCGAGTCTAAAGCATTTTGTAAAGTTCTCACCGCTAACGCTCTTTGCTCTCTAGCTTTTAAATCAGAGTATCCTGAAACTTTGTCTTTTAACTTTTGAGAGACTGCTTCCCTTTGTTTAGCTATTAATCTTTCGTCAGCTTTTGCAGCGCCTGTTTTACCTAAACCACTAGGCAACAACTTATCAAATCTTTTTAGCATTAAGTCCATAAAACCAACATTTTCTATGGGGAAACCTGCCGGCAAGTTTAATTCTTTTTTTAGATCGTTTATGGCATCTAAAGCAACAGCTTGCTCGGCTGTTCTTTTATCTGGTTTAGCTTTTAAAGCTGCTCTGTAATCAACTACTATTTTTCTTAGACTAGGACTAGCTGATATCATCTCGTTAAAATCTTTAATGTCTAATGTTTGTTTGTAAACTTGTTGTCTTGTCTGTTTAAAGGCTTTTTCATCACTGCTTAAAACAAAAGGAGCTTTCGTACTTCCATTAGTAGAAGGTGTAAAGGTAGCTCCATTAAGATTGCCGCCTATTCCTATATCACGATCAGCTATTCTTTGCAGAGATAGCATACCTTCTGTTAAATCGTCATTACGCTGCATAATAAAAGAAGCTATTTCTTCTCTGGTTGCAGTGTTTATGCTTAACTGGTTTTGTCCACTAATTAGCAAGAAATCTCCAGTAGCTTCGGCAGGAGTTACTACAATTCCTAATTCTTCAGCAGACTTTATAACATTAGAAACTTCTTTCTTACTGAGTCTTTCTTTAAGGTCTATTTTATCTGTTTGAACTAGGTCGTCGAGTTTCGCTTTTATAAGCCTGCTACCTGCTCTGACAACAGGAGTTAATATTTTAAAAGCTGAATCCATTGCCGCTGAAATAGCGGAAGCAAAAAGAGTATTATTCGCCCTCTCTTTTTCACCACCTTCTGTAAACTCCATATAACCAGCGACACCGCCAGTAGCAGCACTTTGTAACAGACTTTTAACAACACCTGCACCTTTGCTTGGGCCAAGAGCAAGAGTAGGTAGAGCCTCTCCAGCTATTAAAGCAAGCGCGTTAGGTCTATCTCCTGTCATTTCTTGACGTACTCTTGCGTATACTTGTTGTTTTGTTATTTGCGGGTCTGTGATTACCTGCTCCCGTAGTTGAGCAGCTTCTTCTGCGCTATACTCTTCTCCAACAAGCCAGTTAAAAGTTTCAGTTGCTTTATCTACGGCCTGTGAGATGCCTTGGTTAAGTCCTGCTCTACCTGTAGAAATGCCCATAGCTATGTCAGCAGTTAGAGCCGCAGGTGGGTTAGCAGCGTAGTATTGCCCAAAACCTTCTACAGCTCTCTGTGCTGGTGAACGTGGGTCAGCTACTTCTTGCTGCTTTAGTTCTTGTGCAATAGCTTCTGGTTGAGCTTTAAGAGCATCTTTAGCAGCTTGTTGCTCGTCTAGAATCTGTAAATCTTCTGCGTTGAATTTCATTTAGAAACCCTCCATCCACCTGTGTCTAGCTTTCTAATAATAGCGGCTCCTATGTTTTTACGAGCAAACCTCTTTGAATCTGCTATCATAATTTCGGTAGGTTTTGTTGCGCTTTGCGCTGTCATTAAAGCATCTAATTTTGATTTCTCTAAGCTATTTCTAACTTCCTCTAGAGAGGTTTGTTTTTCTCCGTCCGTAAACACAGGAGAACCGCTAGTTTTCTTCCCAAGGTACAAACGATCAAATAAACGCATATTATCTTCGACCATCTCAAAATTATCTACAAGCTTCTTTTCAGTCTTTCCATTAACAGTTACATTTCTAAGAGTAGCTCCAGCAGTTCTTGGAAAATCTTCAGCGTATCGCGACCAAGCTGCGTTAAAGCCTACAGTAGTGTTGTATTTTTCAAACCATTGCTCCTCTGCGTTTACTTTGTTCATTGCCGATTGCAGCGTTGCTTTATCCATGTTAATTTTGCCCATACGAACCGCTTTAGGCATGTTAACAGATGTGGTATATTTATTATGCTCTGCGTTTTCTCTGTCAGAAATAGCACCTTTAGTCATTTCTGTCATCTTAGCTTTTAATAACTTAGCTTGCGTTTCATATAGCGCCTGTCCAGAAGCCCCTGCTGGGACTTTATAACTAGGGTCTAAAATCTGTAAAGCAGTTGTTATATAATTAGTAGCGCTTGCAAAAAACTCTGTTCCTGCTCCTCCTTCACCAACAACACCAGACTGCTCTAGTTCTTCTAGTTTTTGATAAACAGGCATAAACTTGTCATAAGATTCTTTAGTTAGTGCTCCTCTTTCTATCAAATCCTTAGACATGTCTTTAAATTTTTCTAATGTCATAGCAGATTCTAACTCTGCTCTTACTGCTGCTTCACTAGGAGCCGTACTAACAAGAGACGAGGCAGGTTTAAGAAAAGTATCAGCTATTACAAGGCCTTTATCTGTAACGTCAGCGGTTAAATCAATTCTTTCATTTTTAGAATTATATAAGTGAGCACCTCTCTGATAAACATTTCCTAGGGTTTTCTGTGTTACTGGGTCAACTAGATATTTTACTTTTAAATCTGTAGTTTTAGGAAGAGCACCTATAATATCTATACCTTTCTGCAAAGCTCCCGAAACATTTGCCATAATAGCGTCTTTTAACGCAGAATATTCAGCAGGGAGGTTGTCTGCTACTGCTTTAGCTTGTGGTTCTAAGTTTTCCAAATCTAAGGCTTGCTTATTCAGAGCATTAGCACCCTCTATATCACCCTGAATCTGCTTAACCTTCGCCATAGTGCGTAGACCGTCAGAACTTTTTAAGTCTATGCCACTAATAGCACTAGCTATGTTCTGCTGTGGAGAAGGCTTACCACCACGAGCTAGGTTCTGTATACCGCCAGACAACTTAGCCGCCTGTTGTGCTCCAAACATCCCTGCAAAGTTCTTAGAACCAGCGACAGGGGTAGGTTGTACAGGCTGCTGTGTGTCAGAAATGCCTGTTAGTAGTCTTACTAAATCTTGTTGAGTAGCCATTATTCATCACCTCCAAGGTATTTAAAGATAGCTGCCATCATGCCACCACCGCCGTCTGTGCCTTGCTTTAAAGCAGCCGCTAACAGCTTATCTCTAGTAGACATCTCTGACCCAACAACGCCTTCTAACAGAGCTGATTGCTGTCCTAGTCTTAGCTGATTAGCCATTTGCTCTGCATTCAAGCGTCCTTCTATGCCTCCTAAGTCTAGCTGCGAACCTAGTTCAGTACCAGTCCTACGACCAATATCAGCAAAGCCAGCAGCAGGTGTAGCGCCACTCAGTAGATTAAGAGCTTGCTGTTGTGGCTGATAACCAGCAGTCATTAGACCTTGAGCACCTGCTAGAGACTGTTGCTGCTCTGCTAGTGCTTGATTTCTAGCGCCTAAGTTAGCACGACCCATAGCTTCTTGACGAGCTGTTTCTTGCGCTAGAAGTTCAGGAGAAGCACCGCCATAAGCACTAGAAGAAATACCTAGTCTGCCTTGAGACAACATGCGTTCTTCTGTAGCTAGACGGTTACGTTCTTCTTCAGGACGCTGTGTGGCTCTTATTTGCTCAAATATAGACGCTTGCTGCGCTGCTGGGTCTTGACCTACCTGTCCAAACAAACCCTGTGCTTGTCCCATTAGCTGCTGTTGCATAGCAGCCTGTTCAGGAGATAAGTTAACATCAAAGCCGCCTTGAGCGTTGGTAGCTACGTTAGCTAAGTCACTAGTAACAGCGTAAGGCTGAAAAGCTGTACCTGCTCTTGCTTGTTCAGAGAGCAGTCCTGTAGCGTCTTGTAGTTCTCTACCTGTGTCTTGTACATTTTTAATGTTCTCTTGACCAAGATAGTAGCTACCGCCTGTTCTACCAATATTAGTTAAAAAACCCTGCCAATCAAAACCAGCTTCTGTTCCAGTTTCTACACTCATTAGAATGCACCTCCAGTTATAGTTCCTGCTGTGACAACGCCTGAGACATTGAGTGTCGTCGCAGCGACAGTTCCTGTGAATGTAGGACTAGCAGTGTTAGATTTACTGTTAACAGCAACAGCAATGTTAGTGTATTCAGCGTCAATTTCTGTCCCTCGTACTATTTTATTTGCATTTCCAGAAGCTAGTGCATCTTTAGCAGCAAAGTTAGTTGTTTTTGTATAATTGGACATTAAATAAGTCTCCCCATTAGAGCATGTATATCAATTTTTTGAATAGAAAAAGGAACATTGGCTATCTGCGCTTCAATACCAATAGTAAGAATACTACCGCTGCCGTTAGCGTTTACACTAGCTCTGTTAATCAAAGCGTCAACACCTCCTGAGTACTCTGAAATAGCGTATTGAGCAACACCGTATTCAGAAACAGCGTTACTAGCACTAAATGTAAAAGCTTGTTTATTAAAAGCTTCTGTGTAGTCGTAGCCCCAGTTTAGTGTAATGTCTGTGCCGTGAGCACCTACAATAGTTAAATTAAACTTTTTTAGGAACTTTAAATTAGAAGCGTTACCAAAGTCTGTAGGATTGCTAAAATATCGTAACTGATACTCAGAAGTGTTGTCTAAGTATCCGTGATATTTAACAATACCTGTAGACTTTCCTATGTAAATTGTTCCGTCTTCTGCTAAGTTTAAAGCTAGAGGGTCAATAACTGACCATGTAGTAACACGATGTGCTCCAGATTCGTTTAACGGACCTCTCATATCAAAGCAGTATACCTCACCAGTAGAGGGTAAGGTGAGCAAGTAAAAAGCTTCGTCTGGGCTATACAGAGATTTTATAGGTAACTGCTGCTTTTCAACAAGAGACATCAAGTCGTTACGAACATTCTTGCTAATGTCTCTCATAGGCAGAGATTTTTCTTGAATTACTCTACCAAAGCTGCGTACACCAGAGTCAGATAAGAATATTAGATCGTTGCCTGTCTGTTGTACTGAGTCACGAGCAATACAACCTACACCGTCAATAGTATCTGCAAGAACCATATTAGCAGGTGACGAAGCGCCTGAATACACAACAATAGAACGCTTACCAAAGATAACTAAGAAGTCATTGTGTGCAGCTAAAGACACAACCTCGTCAAAGCCAGAAGGCCAGACTAAAGTTAAATCTAAGCTGCCTGAAGCGCCTCCTGTCCAAGCTGCTCCGTTAAGAGTGTCACTCCAGTAAACAATGTATTTGCTTCCTACAACACCTGCTACCCACATCTTACCAAAAGCAGCCAAAGCTTCGTTTCCTTGAGGCATTGTACCTGCGGAGTGTGCATGACTAGATATTTTCTCTAGTACAAAAGAACCTGACTCGTCTGTTCCAATAAGAGGCTCGTGACCGCTTTGTACCATCTGTATATGATTATTAAAGTTAACACACTTCCAATTGTTAGCAGAAGGCGTGTAATTAGCAGGGGTAATGTCAACAAGAGTTGTAGTACCTTTAAATATTTTATTGTTGCCAGCAGAGATAACAATCTTATCACCGCTTCTGTCTACAAACTCAAAGATAGTTTCAATACCACGGCTAGAGCCTAACACGGCTGCTCCGTTACCGCTGACGTTTAAGTAGCCTTTACGTGCGCCTATGCGTCCTAGCTTGTCAATGACACAGTTATCAGCAATGGCAGCAAAGGAAGGGTCTACACCAATAGGTGAATCTTGTGTGTTAAGCCCAGCAAAGCCGGGACTTGCTATGGTAATGTTCTGTAGTTGTTGGGCCATTATGAGTACCAGATAGTTTCTTCAGGATGTAAAGCAGCGTCCATAGCTATGGCATCTGCCAATGAAGAGTCAGCAAGTCCGAACAACTCTGCTGCGCTTGTGCCTCCAGTTTCTCCTCTTTCTCTAGCAGCTAAGGCTAATGCTAGTCTAACAACAGGGTTAAAAGGTACATCCAATCTGTCAGCGTCATTAACAAAGTCTGAAGTCCTTAGAACCACGTTAAAGCGCAGTGTGTACGCTTTGTCAGGAATAGGATATAAGTCAACACCGTTAATACCGTTAAAGCTGTAGAAGGTTGTAGTGCCTTTAGGAACGCTTGTGAAGTCTAAGAAGGCGCTATCAAACCAACGTGAAGTCTTGTAACTCAAGAAAGAGTTTAGACTATCGTTAGTAGCGTCTAGAATTTTAATGGTGTTGTCTGCGTCTGTAAGAACATAGTTAAAAACATCAGCTTGTGTGTCTACTGTTAGCGTGTTACGTAGTCCTGTCCAGTCCCATGCGTTCTCTACTGCTCTCTTAGCGTCACTAACGTAAGCGCCTATGAGCTTAGAGTATGCGTTCTCGTTAACAGTAGCAACTTCATTCTCACGAAGTCTTACTAATACTTTATTGACTAGTTCTAGATAAGTCATCTTCTATTCCTTTGTAAGTTTGCTAACATTCCAGCATTGGGATTAGCTTGTATAAATTCAAGTAAAATGTCGTTACGTACGTTAGATGACATCATGCCTTGCTCTGGAGCTTGTTGTGCATATTGCAAGAGTTCTTGCGTATCTTGTGGCTTCTGTAGCTTTAAGAAGTCTGCAAAAAGAGACTCAGTTTGTGACCCTCCTCCGTACCCTATACCAGAACCACCGCCGCTGCCGCCTCCTGAGCCGCCTCCTGAGCCGCTCCCAGTGCCAGAGCCTGTGCCAGAACCAGAGCCTGTGCCTTCACCGCCACTATCGCCTCCGCCTGTACCGCCATCTCCTCCGTCACCAAGGTCTCCATCACCACCGCCAGTGCCAGTATCACCGCTACCACCACCACTTGTATCTCCACCGCCACCAGTACCAGAGGTATCTCCACCACCGCCAGTGCCAGAAGTGTCGCCTCCGCCACCAGTTCCAGTATCTCCACCACCTCCTGTGTCAGTATCACCTCCGCCACCAGTGCCTGTATCGCTTCCTCCTCCAGTGGTATCAGTGTCTCCTCCACCTCCCGTGGTGTCAGTGTCTATACCACCGCCTCCGTCAGTAGTATTGATAAGAATGTCAATTACTTGTTTGTCGTCGTCCTCGTCTCCGTCTCCAGAGTCTGTATCATCACCAGTACCAGTTTCTGAGGGAGTAGAGCCAGAATCAGTAGACATCTGATCTGCTATTTCTTGGTCAGTTAAATAGAAATCATCTTCAGGAACATCAGAGCTATATGTACCGTTCTTCCAGTCTATGTCATAAATTAGATCACCAATACGTACTTGCCAAGTACCACTTTTGCCCCACTCAGCATCGCCTGAACTAGTAATAACTAGAGTGTCTTCTAGTATCTCTCTATCGTCCCACCTTGTTTGGTTGCCATCTGCATCAACAAGAACAACGCCTTCGTAAGTACCACCACCTGTTTGATTACCAGCAGCGTCTACGTTACCATCACCTGTTTCTGGGTCAAACTGACTACCACCAGCAATATCGCCAGAGCTGCCAACAGCATCAGCACCGCCACCAGTATCTCCGCCACCAACATCTCCGCCACCAACATCTCCAGCACCACCAGCACCGCCAGTGT